GAAATAGTCAGGTCGTCGTTTGCACCGTCCGCAGCCAGCGTTACCGTAGTGGCCGCGGCGTCGAAAGCGACACCGCCTATACCTTCGAGCGCGTCGATATCGCCGAAATCGAACGTATCAACCGACGTACTGGTCTTCAGGGCAAGTTCGTTGGACTGGAAGTCGATACTGAAATTCTCCCCGCCCTCGGTAAAGCCTATCTCGGTATCGGTGTCGTTGTCCATTTGCGCGCCGTTGGCGAGAGTAAGCGAATCGGCCGTAAAGCCTCCCGACATACTAAACGATGTAACGCCGGTAAGCGCGCCGCTCATAGCAAGCGATGTCACGCCGGTAACGGCGCCTGCGGTAGTGACGTTGATACCGCCGGAAGATGCGATAGCCAGCGTGGCCGCCGCGTCTCCGACGGCAACCGCCGCCGTCGAGCCGTTAGTAACCTTGATAGCGTCTTCCCAGGTACCGTCGGTATCGTAGACCTGCAAGCCGGTAACGTGCGCCGTGGTGGTCGACGAACGGATATACTCGCCGTTGCTCATCGTGATATCGCTGGTAATCGAACCGCCGGTGAACGTGCCGGAGCCGATAGCGGTCCAGCTCGACCCGTTGTAATACTTGATCGTATTCTCCGAGTCGTCGGCGTAGAGCATGCCCTCGCTCGTTCCGGGTTCGGTGTCCGTAGGCGTAAGGTACAAACCGTCAATCGCCGACGTACCTTCCAGCGACGTTTCGACTTCGTTAATAAAGTTGTACAAAGGGTCGTTAGTGCCGCCTGAGCCGATATATCCCCTGTTCGTCGTGTAATGACTCAATCCATAGCTCAGCGATCCTTCGGCCGGAGGCGTCCTGCATAGCAGTACCGCACAGAGGGCCATGAAGAGTAGCAAAGTGCGTTTCATAACTTTTATCTCCTAAATTGGTTCATGGTTCATGGTTCATGGTTCGTTGTTATCAGGAGTAGCCGTCCGGGTACTTCTGGACCTTCGCCGGAGTAAGAGGCTCAAGGCCGAACCATGCATCCACCGAGCCGGAAGAGGCCGCTTCGCTAACGGCGACAAAGACGACTTCGAGGTACTTGTGCAGGTTCCATCGCGGGAAGGCGATACTGAACTTGGCGTCCGCCGCCAGTTGTGCGGCCGTGATCGGATAATCTTCGGAACCGATAGCCGCTGGGCAAATGTACCCGCTGGCAAAGGTCGCCGAATCGCTGCTGACAACGGCGAAGAAGCCGCCGGAATCAAGTCCGGCGAACGCCGCGCTGACCTGAAGGTTGAACCACAGTTGGGAGCTGATGCTCTCGTCCGTAACGCCGTTCTCTTCCAGGTCGAACATATTTCCGTTGGTTCGGGACTCCTCGGTAACCGTAAGAGCCTGGCCGTCCCAAATCTCCCATCTACTGTCGATCATACTCATTTCAATATTCCTTAAATGAGGTTGTGCTTGTTGTTTGTGTCACGATCAAGTTACGGCGCTCTCGCTGGTCGATATGGAATCGCATCGCAAGACGGGCGCGTAACCTCCGAACATGACAATTTCTTCTCCGCTCAGTGCGTTGGTGGTCGAGAAGTTGACGTTGGCCTTATCCTTTGCGCGAATCTGCATCTGCGCCTTGATTTCCTTAGTGCAGAGAATGTAGGTCGTTCGCGGGTTGAACCTGCCGTAGTTCATCATCTCGATCAGGTAGTTCTCGTTGAACGAGTTGGAACCGCCGACGGTCGAGTTGATGTTAGCGTACCTTCCGATAGCCAGCATGTCCCTGACTACAAAGCCCACCCACCACTTGAACTGCGTGCAGTAAGCGAGATAGTCGTTGCTGTCGGTGTCAGTGACCCACTTCTTGCCGTTGCCGCCGGTCGGGTTGGTGTTGATGGACAGGCCCAACGGCCCCCTTCCTGCGCTTCCGGGCGGGTAGATCATGAAGCAGGTCTTCGGCGAGAAGTCCACAACGTAGATACTGGTGCCGCCGCTGTTGCCGCCGTCGAACACGGTGGTCTGCGTCAGGTCGTTGAGGTAGGTCTGCAATCCGTCGATCTGTTCGGGACTGCCTGCGGTCGTGCCGGAAATCAGGGCGTCCATAACCTGCTGCTGCATACCCTCGACAAAGGCAATATCCTCCTGCCTGCGGGTGCCCTTCGGGTCCTCGGAGGTATCGATCAAATCCTCGTCAATCTCCGAGAGCGCTTCGAGCAACGCGCAGGGGAAGTTTTGCGTCTGCGTGGTGGACGCCTTCTTGGCGCTACCTTTATAGAACTTTCGCCACGTACCGCTGGGAACCGACGTTCGCCGCGTTACCCGGTGACTGTATCTCTGGTTGGCCTGGACGGCGGGAATGAACTTGAAGACGGGATTAACCTCGTTCATCGACTCGAAAATCTCTTCGAGCCCTCCGCCGGGCCTGGTGCGTTTGGCGATCTCGCCAAAGCTAAGTTGACTTGCTACGTTGATTTCGCTCATTGCGGAATCTCCTAAAAAAAGTTTTTTAAAAACGTTTCTCGGAGAAAAGGTATCCGCAATAGGCTGCGAGCGGGCTTTGCTCCTGACACTCCAACGGCGTGCTTGCCGGCCCTTACCTGAAGGGCGAAGTCTCAGGCATTTGGTTATGGGTTATGGGTTCATAGACTACGAACCACGAACCAAATGGTATCTGAAGTTACCTGCCTCATGGGCAGGGTGCTGATTTATATCATGGCCTTAATATCCTTAGTTTCGGTTTGGTCATTTTCTTTTTCGGCACCACGATCCCGCGGTGCTTGGGGCTCGGCACCCAGAGCCGCCATACCTCGTTCTCTTCGTCGAAGGTGATGTTAATCTTTGCCTCGGCGTCGTACTCATCGAACGTCTGCTGCGGGATGGTGATACCCTTAACAACCGTTAGCAGTATGTGCAAAAGGCTGCGCATCTCCTGCGGCGTCAACTGCTTTTCCTCGACCTCGTTGTCGTGGTAGTTCTCGGCTATCATTTCATCTCCGGGTAATCCAGCGCCCCTGCGGCCATCGGTCCGGCCCCGGCGCCTGCCGGCGAGCCGCCCTGTCCTCGTGCCTGCTGCGCCGCGTCACTCAAGGCCCTCAACAACGGCAGTTCGATAACGCGGTCGCCGTAGGTGATGCGCTTGGCAAACGCCTCCCACATCTCGGGGTCGGGCTGCATTTCGCCCTTGTCGTCTTCGGTAGTGCACTTGGACTGAAGGAACTCCTTAATCCAGCCCATTCGAAGCAGGGCCTGTTTCTCGCCGCCGCACTCCTTGACGAACTGCTTGTAGTTGGAGTCGGTCATTTCCTTAATGGCCGTATCTCGCTCTTCGTTGAGCCTGCCGACCATGCCCAACTGCAAATCGAGTATCTCCTGGGCCTCGGCGGTGGTCTTGCCCTGCTTATGGCACAGGAGCTTGAAGTCGGCCAGTGTCTGCTCGTCCAGACTAACACCGTCGGGCACTTTGAACTCGTAACCTTCGGCGTTTTCAGGCACGCCTTTCAACTTAGCAAGACTGGTGTTAAACTCCGCCTTCTGCTCATCGCTGAGTTTATCGAAGTTCTTCGGCAGTCGGTAGGGCTCGCCGAGCTTTTTAATAGCCTCGTGCGCGCCCTTGAACGCCTCGGACTCGTCGGCATACTTACTGAACGCCTTAACCGCGTCGGGGTTGTCGGTGAAATACTGATAGTCGCCATGCCATGTGAGTTCTCCGCCTCCGCCTCCGCCGTCGCCACCGTCGCCGTCGGCGAAGAACCATAGGTTCGGTCCAAATGCGTTTTTCCATAGGTTTAGGAACATTAGTTTGGTCCTCCGTATTTACGTAAAATTTCTTCCGCCTTGCAGTGCTGTTCGGGGCTTATGCCCATTCTGGGCTTGCCGTCGGCGGTGATATACGACCTGACTTCCGGGTGTTCGAAGAACAACTGGTCGAGCGGCATTTCGGGATCAAGCTGGCTGCGGTGCGGTAGTGACGCTACGTCCACATTGGCCGCAGACTTGCCCTTGGCCGCCTGCTCGGCGTCCCTGACTTCGGGCAGGTCCTCGACATCCACCCAGTTCTGCCCTCTCTTGACTTTGAATCTGGTTTCGTGCGGCATTTTAGAATCCGTACTCCTTTAGAATCTCCTGTGCTTTCTTCCGGTCGCTGGGCGTCAGGCCAGTGCGGACGCGGCCCTGTTCGGTGATATACCGGCCAATCTGATTGTGCATCTTCGGCCAATCTTGCTTGAGCGCCTGTTCGGGCGTCAGGTCGCGGTCGGTTACCGGCTCCGGCGTGGCCGTAGCTTCGATACGGGTTTCGCTCTCTTTCTTCTTAGCCATTTTCCGATTTCCTTTCACTGTGAATTGCTGCGTTTATAACCGCCCTCGACACCGCCTTTAACATCGCATTGCGGTCCGGGCATAACTGCTTTAGTTTGTCGAGTGACTGGCGGTGAACCGCGCAATGCTCCGGCCTGATAGCGTCGATGAACACGAACTCCAACTCCTCCACCAACAGCGCCGGGCATCGCTGGTACGCCTGTATCCGCTCGTTGCGGGTGACTGTCACCGCCGATAGTTGTTGTTGTTTGGTGTCACCGGTCGTCATGCCGCATTACCTCCGCCGGTCAATAGTTTGAGCGGACTGCCCTCTTCGGTCTTGCCCTGTAAGCTCTTCGCCGCCTGCGCCATCTTCGGGGCCTGCTCGGCTATTTCCTGCTGTCTCGCCCGCTGCCTGGCCGCCTCGATAATCGCCTCGTACTCGTCCTGCGGAACAAGGTCGCTCTGCGGGAAGTTGCCGGCCTCCAAAACCCGCTCAAGGGCCTCCGGCCAGCGTATCTTCTGCAACGTCTCTGGGTTGGCGTTGAATACCAGCTCCGCTATCCCGATATTGCGATAGAAATTACTGATCGTCCTGTCCCTGACCTGCGCCATTGACAGTTGGCCGACGAACTCGACGTCACTGGTGCCGTCACTGTACGCCTGGACAATCTCCGGCGGCTCAGGAAGCCGCCCCCAGGGATAGGCCGGCTCTGCCATGCGCTCCATATCGATGAATGCATCGTGATTATTGCCCAACGCCTGCGTCTCAAAGGTCTCCACCTGCGGAGCCAACTGCCCCGTCCGCTCGGCCTCCATGCGCATTAGGCCGTAAGCCGTCTCCGGCTGGTTACGGCTGGCCGCCAGTTGGTTAATCATCATAAACAAATCAACGTGGAACCATCGCTCGATAGACTTCTTCAGCCGATCAGCGAAATCAATAGCCGGTTGGTATCCGGTGCCCCTATTGAGGTATTGCGGCGGCGC